ATACGGCATAATCAGGCTTTTTATAAGCATGGATGATACTACTTTGATACTAATTGCTGCAATTTATTAGCAACCTCATTACGTCGATTAGGATAGAGGTGGCCGTAAATATTGTTGACCATATCAACAGTGTCTCCAATCCGTTCCGCAATTAAGAGCGGGGAGAAGCCCATATCAATGAGCAATGAAACATGGCTATGGCGCAAATCGTGTATGCGAATGCGCCTTATTCCTGCTGCGCTGCTGTATTTTTTCATGGCTGTGATTAGTTTGCTCTGAGTGGTCTTGAAAAGCCGTTCCCCTGTTTCTATCCCATAAATACGTCCAGCATAGTCTGACAAGCAATCTATCAGGAACGGCGGTATGGTAATATCACGCACACTGTTAGCTGTTTTAGGTGTAGTGATTATATCCTGACGGTTAACCCGGTGATATGTTTTGGATATATGGATAATCCCAGCATTCAGCTCCACGTCCTCAATATTTAGGGCAAACATTTCACCACAACGCATACCTGTATAGTATAAGGTCATGAATGCGACATAGAGATGGGGATTTTTAATCTGGTCAATAAACAGGTTAAACTCGTCCAGCGTCCAGAAGTCCATTCTGCTGGCCCTGGCTTTACCTATGGGGCCAGCGATACCGCACGGGTTCCGCGGGAGTCCGTAGTACCGTACTGCAAAGTTTAATACAGCATTGAGCTGGTTATAAATTTGGCGCTGATAAGTGTCCTTTAATGTGCTGGATAGTATTTTAGCCTGCCATTGCCGTATATCAGCGGGGGTGATTTCATTGAGTGGCTTATCTTTAAAGTAGGGGACTATATGACGCTCACAGGGCCCCTTTTTGTTACGAATGGTAGACTGTTTAAGCCTGTGCTTTATGTCCTCTGTATAGAGGTCATAGAGCGCCTGGAAGGTCATATCTGGACTCCCAGCGTGTTTTGACAGAAAGTCCCTCTCCCAATCCTTTGCATCCCCCTTTTTGGCAAAGCCTCGTTTCAGCTTCTGGCGGCGCTGGCCTGTCCAGTCTTTGTAGTAGAATTTGCAGTAATAGGTTTTTTGTTTTTCATCATAATATGATGGCATTATATCGTTCCACCTCCTGTATTCTGGGTATAAAAATATGCCCCTTGCCAGGATGCTCCAGGAATGATATAATTTGGTTGCGAAGCAAAATATATCTTCCGGAGCAGTCCGGCAAGAGAGTTATGTCAAAAGTCATTCCTGCGCCAACGGGAGTGGCTTTTTTCGTTTATATACTCATAAATGTCAAATGCGGATCCATCTGGGATAGCGTTTAGTGACATCAGATTCAATCCATTACGCTCTTGTTGCTTTTTGGATAAAATGTTTATGTCGACTAATTCTATGCCAGAATAAAATTGTAAGATTTCATATGCTAAATTTTCCAATCGGTATCGTACTGCCATTTCAGGGACTATGAAGGTATCACAGGCCTTCTTGATAAACGAATCTATGTCAACGTTCGTGGGCTTCCATCCAACTGCATCACGTAGCATGGGAATGAAAATGCGATACGGCATAAAAAATTCTGCCGACCCTTCATTTGCTTGCCATTCTAAAAAGGGGTCCTGATTAGGGGTAGGCCTGTTATAGCAATTAAAAGTAGTCCGGCCGGTGTGCCTATGTAAGGCTAAATGCACTGTTTCATGGCCACAATCAAAATTCTGTTCATTCGGTGACCGGGCGCTATTTAAAAGTATGACATCCGGTTCCGGCTTCTCACCTACGGCAGCCATGCCACGTAATCCACGGGTTTTAAATGGTATAGCTTCTGTTTTTATTCCAAAGCTTTCAAATTCCTTCACAAGATTTATTCCATATTGAAAATCTCTAAATCCCATGAAACGCTTTATACGTATGACATCACGATATAGCTCAAATTTGTAATTCTGGTTCAACTATTTTCCACCTCTTAGCCTTTTAATAGTATCTATTGCAAGGCGTATATCATCAGGGTCAATTCCGCTGTCCTGAGCTTCCTTGGCGTAAGATAGGTATATGCCCTTTAGGTCACTATAAGGATTCTTTTTTTCGTCTAGCTCCTCTTTTCCTGTCATTAAATAGTCTACAGATACTCCAAAGTAGTCTGCTATTTTTTGTAATTTTTCGGCTTTGGGCGAGCTTTTCCCTTTTTTCCAGTCAGAGAAAGTCGATGATGGTATTCCAGTGGCCTTTGCTACATCTGAAGCTTTTTTTCCTGTTCTGTCAAGTAACTGGACAAAAATCTCGTACATTTCTATTTCCCTTTTCGTAAGCGCATTATGGTATCTAGGGCAAGCCTGATATCATCTGGGTCTATACCATTATCCTGTGCTTCTTTGGCATAGGATAGGTAAATACCCTTAAGGTTGCCATAAGAATTCCTTTTTTCGTCAGTCTCTTCTTTTCCGGTCATAAGAAAATCAACAGTAACTCCTAACAAGTCCGCAATCTGTTGCAATTTCTCAGCGCTAGGCATATTTTTATTAAATTTATTGATTGAACTTCGTGCAAAACCTAACTCTTGTTCTAGTTTATTAACGGAATATCCTTTTGACTTGGCTATATCTCGTATGTTTTCGTACAGTCCCATAATCATACCTCAAAATTTTGCGCAATTAATCCTTGACATACGTAAAATCTTGTGTATAATAAGAGTATGAGATGCGCAAGATTTTGCGATATGCCGTATATTGCATATATTCTATATTAGTTGGTGGTACTTCTAATTGTAGAATATTTTACGCAGAATGTCAATGGAAAACTCAAAATTTTGCGCAATAAAATAAGGAGGTGATATAGTGCTATACAGTAACATAAAAGTCCTTTGTGAAACTAGTGGTATTTCAATTTCACAGTTAGAACGAGTTCTCAAGTTTCCACGAAGTAGTATATGTAAGTGGAATGACAATGAGCCAGGTATCTGGAGAGTTCAAAAAGTTGCTGACTATTTCGGTGTTCCTATCGAAAATCTTTTAAAAGGTTGCCCGAAAAAGGACGTTATAAATGAAAATGTACATCATTGAGGTATTTTGCCAATGTATGAGCATATTTGGCAAGCGAGAGAACATATGTTCTTGCGGCTTGTAGTGTAATTGTAACTCTACTACGTACCTCTGTCAATAGGAGGGGGATGAACAAAATATGGAAAGAGGGAGGATAGAATCCATGGCAAATCCGATGATGTCAGTTGATGATGTTGCCAAAATCCTGGCATATTCCAAAAGTCATGCATACAAGGTCATCGGCCGACTAAATGAAGAACTTGAGGAAAAAGGATTTTTAACTCGTCCCGGCATGGTACCAAGGAAGTACTTTTTTGAGCGAACAGGGTTAGAAATGCCACAGGAAGGAGGGACAAGCCAATGACAAAAGTAACTGAGTTAGCCATCCGCGCCAGAGCAGCGGTCCAGTATCCCGGCTGGCGTGTGGATTTTGTTGGACCGGCCACCATAGCACTGACCCATATCATGGGCATGGAGCGAGTGATTGAGGTGAAGCGGCACAGGAGGCGCAGGGACGGCCCAATCATGACGGCAGCTAAATGGATTGTGCCGGCGGTTATCTGGCTGCTGGGGATGTGGATGGTGGCCATAGTGGTCATGGCGACGGCAATGGGCGTGAGGCTGTGAGGGGAGGATATGACGATGACAAAAGTGCGGATGGAGGCAATCGCAGATAGGGCAGCGTGGCTGGCCGTAAGCAAGATGGATGCAGAGGAAGTGCAGGACTACACGATGCTGGAAGTGAACCCACATGACCAGTATTATGAGGAGTATCTGGACCAACTGCAGACAGGGGACACCGAATGGCTCCGTCGGTGGATTGGATGGGAAGTGGCAGATAAGGTCGGTGAGGCGGTTGAGATTCTCAAGATGTGGATTCGCGCAGAACTGTCTGGGCAGGCCATGGACTCAATTTGAAGGGAGGAGAGGAGAAATGATTAAAGGCGCAAAGAGCATCGCGGAGTATGCAATCCGCAAGTGGCTGCAGTCAGAAGGTTTTGAGATACGCTATTTTAAATTGGCCGTACATGACAACGAGGCCATGATAGAGGATGACGCCGGTAACACGCTGCGGTTGGTATATGACAACGATACCAAGTCTGTCTATGTCAAAGAGTAGGGAGGTGGCGAACGATGAAAAAGAACGATGACTTAGAGGCCATTGTGGACCTGTTACATGAATGGTGTGCGGAATATGGAGAAGAATATGCTTCCATCGGCATTATTAACGGTATGGGACGCGCAATTAATGACCCTGCATTACCTGCTGATGAACAGATTTATATATTGAAAGATTACAAAGAGATGGACCCCAGCGGCGGCAACCGCGAGAGGCCCAATAACTAAAAAACAACACACCTTTATTATAAGGGAGATATCGGAGGATTACAAGGTGGCAATATCTAAAACTTATTATCCTGGCAGCCATGTAAAGATTACAGCACCATTTTTTACATTGGTATGCAGTTGTGGCCTGCGGCACTGGTCCCTGCTGGGAGAGATTACGCCGTGTCCAAACTGCGGGAAGCTAATGAGATTGGAAGGTGAACAAGATGTCGGTGAGCAAGCGCATATTTAAAAGCCGAGAGGAATGGCTGGAAGGACGTAAGGGGCATATCGGGGGCTCTGATGCCAGTGCTTGCGTGGGGATGAACCCTTACAAAGACAATGTGCAGCTTTGGGAAGAAAAACGTGGCTTGGTTATTCCGGAGGACATATCGGACCGGGAATACGTCAGGTATGGTACCGAAGCGGAAAAACATCTGAGAGCCTTATTCGCCATGGATTATCCACAATACCGAGTGACCTATGACGAGGATAACATGTTTACAAATACGGCCTATCCGTGGATGCATGCCTCCCTGGATGGCGAGCTTGTGGATAAGAATGGCCGCCGCGGAATCCTGGAAATAAAGACCACCAATATCCTGCAAAGTATGCAGCGTGAGAAGTGGCGTGACCGGATACCAGATAATTATTTCTGCCAGGTGTTACATTATCTGGCCGTGACGGAATATGATTTTGCAGTCCTTAAAGCCCAGCTCAAAAGCGAATGGGGCGGGGAGTTGCGGATTACAACCAAACATTATTTTATAGATCGAAAGGACGTTGAGGAGGACATCAAGTATCTGGTTGAGGCCGAAAAGCGGTTCTGGGACTGTGTGGTCACGGGACGCAGGCCGGATCTGATTCTCCCGGCGATATAGGTGAGGGATGGAACTGAAAATTTACAACCCGCAGGAAGATGGGTTTGTCCAGAAAATCGAATGGAACTATGAGGAACTTAAGGCAGAGGTTTCAATTGCCGCGGATGAGTATGCTGCGTCTGTGTACACGGATGAAACCATCAAGCAGGCTAAGGCAGATAAGGCCAAGCTTAATAAATTTATAGAAGCCTTGACTGGAACCCGGACGAAAGTCAGGAAGAAGCTCCTGGCGCCAGATGAACAGTTCGGGAGAGAAGTAAAGGACATTGAGGGTATTGTTCGGAAAGCCATTGATAATATAGATGGCCAGATTAAAGATTATGAGCGTCGCCAGCGCGAGGAAAAGACAGCCAAGGTCCGGGACTTTTATGACGCAAATATCCATGATATCGAAAAATATCTACCCTTTGAACGTGTAATGAAACCAGAATATGCCCTGACTTCCACCACCATGAAGACCATCAAAGAGGAAATAACCGCTCTTATCCAGCGGGTTGACGAGGGCCTGGCCATACTGAATGAGGTGGACAGCCCATACGCCGGGGATATGAAAGAGGTTTTCCTTCGGAATTATGATATTGGCGCCGCAATGGCAGAACGGAACCGTCTGGAAGCGGCAGCACAGAAACGAAAGGAATATGAAGCGGAACAGGCCAGAAAGAAAGCGGAGCGCGATGCCAAAATAAAGGCAGAGGCCCAGGAAGTAATCAATGCAGGAAAGCGTGAGGCTGAAAAACCAATACCAGACACAAAACCTGAAATCAAGTCCGATGTCCAGCAGCCCAGGATGGAGACCGTGGAAAATCCAGTGAATATCATTGATTTCCGGGTGTATGTGACTACGGGACAAGCGGCAGCACTTAAGCACTTTTTAAAAACCAATGGTATCCGGTTTGAGCCGGTACCGAAACAGTAAGAGGAGGATAAGACAATGGCCGTAGGAAACAGTTTAACAAACAGGACCCAGAAACAGGGATTGACTGCATACCTTGCGCAGGATGCAGTTAAGAATCAGATTAACAGTATAATCGGTGGAAAAAATGGAGCAAGGTTTATTTCCAGTATTGTATCTGCGGTTCAGGCCACCCCCGCACTGCAGGAGTGCACAAACCCCAGTATATTGAGTGCAGCACTATTAGGCGAATCCCTTAATCTTTCACCCAGTCCACAGTTAGGACAGTTTTACATGGTTCCATATGACAACAGAAGCAAGGGAGCCAAGGAAGCACAGTTCCAGCTTGGCTATAAAGGGTATATCCAGCTGGCTATCCGGAGTGGACAGTATAAAAAACTTAATGTTCTTGCAATCAAGGAGGGGGAACTGGTTCGATTTGACCCACTGAATGAGGAAATAGAGGTCAGATTGATTGAGGATGAAGTACTTCGTGAACAGGCCACTACGATTGGATACTATGCCATGTTTGAGTATGTAAACGGGTTCCGCAAGGCTATGTATTGGAGCAGGAGCAAAATGATAGCCCATGCCAAGAAATATAGCCCAGGATACAAGAAGGACCTGGAAAAAGGGACACAGTGGACATTCTGGGCAAAGGATTTTGATGGTATGGCATACAAGACGATGCTCCGGCAGCTCATTAGTAAATGGGGAATTATGAGCATTGACCTGGTACAGGCCATAGATGCGGATATGGCTGTCATCCACGATGACGGAACCAAGGATTATGTGGAGACAGATATGGACAATATAGCTGCGGAGCAGCCGGCAGTGAGTCCGGAACCGGAGGTTGAACCACAGGGCCAGGAAACCATGGAGCAGACTGTTCAGCCTGAGCAGAGCAATGACGTTGCAGACAATTTCTTTTCATAATGAAACAATCTGAGGAAGGAGGTGATTAAGTGGCAATCACATTTGACAACATTGCCGGGGGAGAGCTGGCCGAAAAGTTTACAATGGCCCTGGCCCAGATAGGCCGGAACATCCTGGACCCAAACATGGATCCTGCGGCGGCGCGCGGAATGACGATTAATTTAAAGTTCAAGCCAGGGAGCAGGGGAACCATAGACATTGAATTTGAGGTCAAGACCAAGCTGGCTGGATTCCAGAAATCAGAAACGGTATTCCTGGTGGGCCAGGATCTCAATACGGGCCGGATTGAGATGTCCGAGTATGGAAACGACCGTCCCCAGGTAACATCTGTTGCAGCGGCGCCAGCTGCGGCCTATACAGAAGTACGGCAGCCGGCACAGACATTTGACCCAGAAACGGGAGAGATTTACGAGGAACCCCGCAAAGGCCCTATTGATTTAAGGGCTGCGGCTAACCAATAAAAAGAAAAGGAGACAAAAGCATGATTAGAGAAGCATTGCAGTATGTAGCAGGATTAGCGAGGGAAAACGAGAAAACAGAGGTCATTGAGATATGTGGAAAGACCTATGCCAATAAGGAGCTGAGGCGTTATGACAAGTCTGAGAAAGCAGATGCGATTGAGACCCACAGCCTGACATCCATGGTGGACTATATCGGCAGCTGCAGCCAGGAGTTCCCGGAGGGCAGGAATATGATTATACATATCATGGGACCAAAGCGGGTGCGATTGATGTCTGCCCTGGATGCAGAGCGTAACAGGGAGTGCCTGATTGAGGTGGGTGCGGTGACTTCCGAGTTCCAGTTTGGTCACTGGTACGACCAGGAGAAATTTATGATTGAGATACAGGCCAACTTTGAACCCAGCCCTGACCTGGAATTAATCATGAAGGTGGCCGGGAACGTGGAACGGAAGAATAAGCAGTCTTATTCGGATGACGGAGTGTCCCAGGTTGCGACCATGACCGTTGGAGTGGCAGCCAAGGCGGATGTGATTGTACCCAATCCAGTGACTCTGATACCTTACCGCACCTTCCAGGAGGTGGCGCAGCCTGCCAGCAAGTTTGTATTCCGGATTGGTGATAAGGATGAACCGGCCTTTATGATAGTAGAGGCTGAAAACGGCATCTGGAAGAATGAGGCGGTATCCAACATCAAGAAATACTTTGCAGATGCCATCATGAAAATGCCTGAGGCAATCAGCAAGCGAATCACAATCATCGGATAAATCAATGTTTTATCCTCCAGGCCATTATAATATGTCACGGTATTAAATGCCGGAGGTGTTTACGGGGCGGCAAACCATTGCTTTCTGACCGCCGCCCCGTCCTCTTTCAAAAAAGAAAGGAAATGCAACATGGCAGGCAAGGCAAAGAAGAAACTTGATTACGCCGGCTGGTCAGTTGACATATTCGATAGTGATACAAAAATTGATAAGCTCCTGGACGCACAGGGATGGGTAGGATTTTCCGTTTACTTTTATCTCTGTCAAAGGGCATTCGGGAGCGAAGGATATTTTTACCGATGGGGCTATGACGATTGTGCATCGACCGCCAGGAAGATGGGCTGCGGCATTGGTTCCGGTACTATCCGCGAGGTAGTGGGCTACTGCTTACAAATAAATCTCTTTGATAAAAGGGTATTTGATGGGTGGGAGGTCTTAACCAGTAAAGGTATCCAAAGAAGTTACTGGACAGTTGCTTCTGGACGAAGGGACAGGACGGTATACAAGGAATTATGGCTTTTGCAAAAGGAAGAATGCAAAGGTGTGGTTTTTGTACCCTTTTTTAAGGATATGTCGGAAACAAATGACCATTCGCAGGCTACAAATGGCAATATGTCGGCTACAAATGCCCCTGTAGTAGAGGAAAGTAAAGTAAAAGGTAATAAAGAAAAGAGTGCCGCGCCTCCTGCGGAGCCGGCAGCGTTCTCTTCGGAATCATTTGAAATGCAATGTGTGAACCGGTTGATTGGATCTATTCTGGAACAGATGCCAGGGGCAAAGGTGCCTACCAATGAACGTGACCGGATGAAATGGGCAGCAGAGGTTGAAAAGATGCAGCGTATTGATAAGCGGAGCAGGGAACAGATAACCCAGGCTCTTGATTATGCCATTAAAAGCACGTTCTGGAGGAGCAATATTAGAAGTACGGCAAAGTTTCGGGAGAAGTTTGAGGTGCTTTATATGCAGAGCAGGGACCGGATGCAAAGGGCTGAAAAACCGGCCCAGAGAAACCAGTTCCACAATTTTGACCAACGGAATGTTGACTATGACGCTCTGGTATTACAGCGAGTAAAGGAATGGGCGGGGGAAGGAGAAGGGAATGAAGGAAATCCACCAGAAAATACTTGATTTTGTGACAGGCTATCTGCTGGAATGTGGCTACCCTCCCACCAATAGGGAAATTGCAGACGGGGTGGGTTATACATCCACATCAACGATATTCAATCACATGAGGGATATGCGGGAAGCAGGATTGATAAATTACATTGACGAATGCCCCAGGACCATAACAGTTCCTGGGTATAGATATATAAAGGTTGAGGGGAGGAAAGACAATGGAAGAACTGGAAACCAGCGCCGTGAAGGAAACGGCCCCGACAGCACGAAAATGGTATGAGGGAGTCAGCCTGGAAGATGCAGAAATCTACATACGTGCTAATCTTAAGTCAGCGGCCAGGAGTGTTATTGCAATAGGCTATTACCTCAAATGCGTTTACACAAAAGAGCTATATCAAGAGGCCGGATTTAAAGATGTATATGAATATGCAAAGGACCGGTTCGGATTCAGCACTTCGACAACATCCCGGTATATGTCACGTAATGACAAGTTTTCCGTGGATGGGAATAGCCCAATCCTGGATGAAAAATACAAGGATTTTAACAAGTCTCAGCTCCAGGAAATGTTAAGCCTGGATGCGGAGCAGCTTGAACAGGTCACCCCTGATATGACTGTGGTACAAATCAGGGAAATGAGAAAGCCCAAAGAGATACCGTACATTGAGATGCCTGGCCAGATTGAGCTGACGGATTTCCCAGGCGTGGATCCGAAAGATGTGGCCGCATCGGTTCAGGCCAGGGCAGAGATGCAATCCAGTCAGCCAGAGAAGCAGACCTATACGATATCCGCGGAGGACCTCCTGCCAGAGCCAGCACAACAGGAGCGGGAACAACCCGTTGCGATATCGCAACAGGAAAAACCGATACCAGAATCACAGTCAGAAGTATCACAGGAAACGGAAAAGGCTGAGGAGGGCAACGGCTTACCGAAAGAACCAGAGAAGTCCGGGAAGTGTATTCACAGGCCAGAATTTAAATGTACCCTGGAGGAGGCATATAAACTTACCCCTGGTACGGGTGAGGATTGCGGCTGTAAATGTTGTTGGGAATGTGTCAAGCATGGGAATTGTGAGTGGGAGTGCAACAGCTCGTTACATAGGCCGGAAGAACCTGAGAAAGCCAAGGACTATGGAACCCTGGAGACAATCGGAGGAGCGCCTGGATATTCCCTAAAAAGTAAGGAAACAGTCGATGGCGCCTATGGCCGGGAACGGTCACAAATTATTAAAGAATATCTTAAAAAGTTGCATAAGGAAGAAAGCTTTACTATTGCAAATCAGATAATCCCAATTGAGTTTCAGGTTATGGGGAGTACTTACAAGGCCAACTATGATGGTTTTTGTTACGTTAGCTTTAAAGAGGGTAATCAAACTATTATGTTTGTGGAACTTGACCGGCTAAAGGCTGAATACACGGTTATGTATCCGCCAAAGAAACCTAAACCCGTAGAAGCTTACGATGGGTCCATTCTTCGGAGCATGATTAGATTTGAGGAGGAGGAATTGAGCAGGATGGGCCCGGAACGGATAGAGAAAAATCCATATAATTATACCAAACATATGATGGCGCTGGAAGCATATAAGATGCTATATGCAGCGCACGAAGGGGGAGATATTGGAATTGAACAGAGTGGAGATTGATGTAGACAAGCTTATTTTGATGATACAGGCTAAAGGTATGACCATGGAGAAGTTTGGTTACTCCATAGGACGTTCCAGAAATTATATATGCAGCCTGCGGAAAAACAATATGGTACCGGAGCCGGTCCGGGACCTGATATGTGAAAAACTGGAGATAGAGCCAGAAAGAATCGAAAAGACCCAGATTACATCCGGAGGGGAAGTGAAGATACTTGAAAACATCTTTAAGGAGCTTCAATCCATCAAGACTCAAATATCAGAATTGGCAGATGCGCAACAGGCCATATACAATAAGCTCCAGGCCAATACAGTGCAGACAGCCAGAATTAAGGATATTGTGGACGGACTTGGCCAGACAGAATATGACCGGGCAGAATCATTCCTTCGTGAAACATTGAAAGGTGGCCAGGTAAGTGCGGTTGAGCTTATGCAACGGGCGGATGATGATGGGATTAAACGGTCTGAGCTCATGAAAGCCAAGGCTAAGATGGATGTAAAAATATATGCAACTGGATACGGAAAGAACCAGAAGACATGGTGGAGTTTAAAGTAAGGAGGAGCTTATGGAAAGATTAACACATGAGGCTGATTTTGGTCTCGAAGATTGGGAGCAGATATTATATAGAGTTCCGGCAGATCCAGAGGGAGCCTATAATATTTTTGATATCGCTGAGAGGTGGGTACATTATGATGATGCAGACTGCGGATGTATCCTGCAGGATATAACCAAAAAGTTAAGGGATTATGAAAATATTGCTCCCAAAATAGACAAGCTCTACCTTGAAAAATGCCAGGAAGTATCAGCTTTGCAAGCAAATCGTTATTTACAAAATTGAATCAAAATGTAAAGCGGAAGGGAGTGAGGCGGGATGACGGTGAAAGAATACGCCAATAAAATGGGTATGACTGTCAACCAAATTTGTGAAGTAACCGGCATGAGCCGGATGGGGCTGAACAATATCCTGGTCAAGCGGTACCGAGCAGAGAATCCGCAGAAGCGATATGTAGCAGTTAAAAAACTGCTGAAAGCTATCCAAGATGATGCGGATAAGAAGATGGAACAGGTAGAGCAGGAGTGCGCAGAGCGTACAAAGTTGTTAGATATGTTCTATAACGAATAGACTAAATCGTTATTTTGAGGAGGAACTGTAAGTGAGAAATGTTTTAAAGTATCCAGGAAGTAAGTGGAGGATTGCAGATCGGTTAATAGAATTGATTCCCCTGCACCATACATACATCGAGCCATATTTTGGGAGTGGTGCTGTATTTTTCAGAAAGCAACCATCGGATATTGAAACAATCAATGATCTGGACAATGATGTAACAAATTTGTTTTCATGTATTCAGGAGGATTCAGAAAGGCTGGCCAGATTAATCATGTCTACGCCGTACAGTCGACAGATATATGATGATTGTTTCAAGGAGAATGATCCTGTAAGGGATATGTTACACAATATGGACCGATATCATAAAGCCTGTCAGTTCCTGGTGCGTTGTTGGCAAGGACATGGTTTCCGCACTAATGGGTACAAGGTTGGATGGAAAAATGATGTGCAGGGCCGAGAACGGATGTATGCCTTATGGAATTGGTATCGTCTGCCAGAATGGGTAGTTGAGGTTGCAGAACGTCTGCGAAAGGTCCAGATTGAGAACCGACCGGCATTAGAGGTTATTAAAAGGTTTGATTATGAGAATACATTTATGTATATTGATCCTCCCTATTTATTGGGAACCAGGCGGGCGAAGCAGTATAAATGTGAAATGGATGATGCGGAGCATGTAAGATTATTGTCTTTGCTGCAGAAGAGCCAGGCCAAGATAATGATATCAGGCTATGCATCGGAACTGTATGATGATATGCTGACAGGCTGGAATCGGCAGGAATTGGTATCACATGCAGAAATGGGAAAGCCAAGGACAGAAATTATCTGGATGAATTACGAGATAGGGCAGACAGAGCTTTGTTTGGAAAATTAAAATTTGAGGAAGAAGAAAATGAATAAAGAACCACTTACACAATCGGAACTACAAAAAATGGCGGGAAAACCTGTATATTGTCCAGAGATAGATTCGTATGGAATTGTAAAATACGAAACAATAGGGCGTTGGGCGGGAGTTCCGTTTTTAGTTGGAGTTTGGCATCATGATGGTGTCGCGGTGAATTATGAGTACAACATCGCTGAGAGAAAGTTAAAATGTTATAAAATCAGCGAAAATTAATATTTAATGGCGGTGTGTGGTACACAGGGCGGGGTTCAACTCCCCGGACAGACCATGGTGGAAAGTAAGAGGGTGCCGGTTCGACTCCGGCCGCCGCCAACTTAACATTTTGAAAGGTTAAAGACATGATAAGACGAGAAATTGAATTTCATCCGATGTCAGAACTGCCTAAAAATTCAGGATATGTATTATTGGCAATTCGACACAATAATCTTAATGATGTGGTTATGGGACATTGGAGTGTTTTAAGAGGATTTCAATGTGGGATATATCCCGCATCGGCCAATACGGTATTCTGCTATTGGGCATATCCTCCGAAGCATCCAGACGGAGAGGAATGGAAAAAGTAAACTCATTCCGGGAACCAGTTGGGGCTGCGGGCTTCTGTGCAATATGGCAGAGAAATGGAGAGGCTGGTATAAGAAAAAAGCAGCATAATTGCAAAATGAAATTTGGAGGATAAAAAGTGATTAAAGAATATATTACAACTCCCCAGTCATTAGCATTAGCCGCGATGATGTTCACATGGGGATTAACTATATCCATCAATAGTAAAACGTTGCTATCTGCAATAAAAGTACTGTGGATTTTTTGCATGGTAGTACTGTGGGCATTAACGTAAATTTCTGGGAGGATGAGTATGACGGAGGATATTACATACTGCACGAAACAGAATTGTGGTTATCTGCGCTGTGAAAGAAATCAAAAGCATATTAAGCAGCCGATTCCACACAGCTATGCGCAGGTGGAGGGAACGAAATTTTGTTATAAAAAGCGTGAAGGTGTTGGAAGAATTGTATATCAACAAGATTAAAATTTACAAAGGAGGTAAAAGAGAATGAATGAAGAAGAAAAAAGAGCTTATGAATGGACTAAAAATCAAAATTACCAGTCTGTTGCTGCTCAATATGCAAGGATTCTCGTTGATTATATTGACCATGTAAAAGGTTTGTTGGAATCGGCGGCAGAAGAAATTGAGAACGCATACGGTAAGCAGACAGAATTATCAGAGCAGATACGTGATGCGCTAAATTAGCATTTGGAGGAACTTAGTATGAAGGATACTAATATATACAAGATTTCAGACATACAAAAAGCGCATAAATGTAGTTATTCGGAAGCTTTCAAGGCAAGACGGTTATTATTTTTTATTTCTGATAATGCACTTGAATTGGAAGAAATATTAAGAAAAGATGAGCAAGAAGCGCTGTTGAAATTTTGTATAGAATACGCAAAAAAGGATAAGGTTACACAACAAAACTGAAATAAACAAAAAATTGTGTATCTATACACGGAAGGAGGCAGAAGTATGGCACGACCGAAGAAAGAAACCGATAAAAAGTATATCCGGCAGAATATAAGCATGGACCCGGAGCAACTGAAACGGGTAACCGCCTTCTGCCAGAAGGAGGACAGGGCCATAAGCTGGGTAATCCGGCAGGCCCTGGACAAATATCTTAATGATAATGTTGCGTAACGATAAGTATTATTAAGCAACAAAACTGACATTTGTGTGATTTGTAGTAGAACGATTATAACAAGAAAGGAGCGTAATACGTATGTCGGCCAAAGCGGAGGCATTGTATGACCTGTATGACTGCGGGAGGCTGGATGGCCGATACAGCACATCAGAACTAATGGTGATGTTAGGCATCCGGCATCGTACCATGATTCCGCATTATAGTGTTACAGGAGTGCTATATCGTAAGCGTTATCTTTTTGAGCGAGTGGATGACGAGCCAATCAGTAAGACGTTGGCAGCAGAGTGGGACAAGACAAGGAAACAGATATTAAAACAATTTACATAAGACAAGCCGGGGGAATACCCCGGCAAATAAAAACGAAAGCAGAGAACGTATGTACGAAACAATGAAACAGCGGTGGACACCCGCCAAGATGACTCCACCGCCATAATATCGCCTGAGCATATTATAACCGACTCAGGCACCCAAATCAAGAGGAGGATTATATATGCAGACAGCGGTTAATACAGATGTTTTTATCAGACAGGTCTTAAACACATTGGTAACTCAGATGGAGATGTGGGACGAGCTCAGACGGCAAAAAGAGGTCGAGGCAGCCTTGTACATGCACCTTATGAACAAGACCATCCTGGCCGAATCGGAGGAACGACAGTTGCCGGCAGAGTACGTGGATGATACCCCGCGGGTAGTGGAGATGTTCCTGCAGTGCTTGAAGCTGGAAAAACGAACAGATGGTACGATTGAAAATTACAGGGGCGAGTTAAAATGTCTCTTCCAGTATCTGAGAAAGAATTATGCGGATGTTACCAGCAATGACATCCGGGCCTATCTGGCCTGGAAGCAGACGGAGCACCACAACAAGGATAACACCCTTAACAATAAAATTCACGTCTTCCAGAGCTTCTATAAATGGCTCATGAATGAGGACCTTATTGAGGACGGCGGCTGCCTTATGAGAAAGCCGAAAAAGAATCCCATGGGTAAAGTCTATAAGATTAAAGAGGAGCAGCGTGTGAAGCGGGTGCTATCGGACGAACAGGTGGAAATCATCCGGTGTGGCTGCCGGCACGTTAGGGATAGAGCCATTGTGGAGATATTGGTGGCCACGGGGATGCGCATATCGGAGCTGGTCGGATTAGATGTGGGTGATATAGACATTAGCAGGAAGCGCTGCATTATCTACGGAAAGGGACGTAAGGAACGGCCAGCATTCTTTACTCCACGCGCTATTGTACATCTGGAAGCATACCTTGAATGGCGCCGGGCATTGCCAGACACAAGCAAGGCCTTGTTTATCAACTACCGCAAAACCAAGGGTGTGTACGGCAGGGTATGCACCTGCACCATACGCAAAATGCTTAAAGATATAGTGACCAATGACCAGCGTCTGGATGGACTAAATCTGCACCCACACAGGTTCAGGGCGTACCTGGCTACATACATGGCCCGGCATGGTGCATCACTTAAGGACATAGCGGCGGTCCTGGGACATAGCAATGTTAACACGACTATGGAGTGTTATATAATTGAGGACCCGGAGGAGACACAGGCTGTACATGGCAAGTGCGCGGGATAAGGAGGTTTTAGTAATGGCAGATAAGAGCATATTAAAACAATATGCAAGCATGATAAAGGAGGCAGAAGATGAAGAACGTAGAATACGGAATTTGGAAGCAGAAATTATGTCTATGCGGCCGATTGACAGGGAAGTCACAGATGTTGTGACAAAAGGAAAACGAGGAAAAAAACCACTTGGAACGTGTGTGATTCGTGGAGAGAACGACCATTCAGTTATTAATCGAAAACGTGCCAGGCTTAGGGAACGAAAGGCAAAAAAAGAACTTCATGTGGCCCGAATTGAAATGATGGTTGCTGATGCGGAAGAATATATTTACAGCATTGACGATAGTGAATTAAGACGCATTACAGAATTTTACTGTATTGACAGAAAGAACTGGGATGAAGTAGCGGAAGCAATGGGGGAGGGGTATACCGCTGAGGCTTGTAAACAAAAATTTTCCAGATTTATGCGCGTCAAGTAAAATTGTCACGTTTGTCACGCTGATATGTGATATAATTTAAAATGAGAAAAGTGTAAGCATTCAGGCATCCAGCAATGGGTGCCTTTTATATACCCATTTTCCCGGCACCTGAAACAGGAGGCTTTTCTTTTGTTATGATTTATTATATAATAAAGAAAAACAGGAGGGAAAAAAGTTGACAGAGAATACTGCTAAGAATAAAAGGTATTTTGTTTTCATCATAATATCTATTGTTATTATCATAGCTAGTTTGATAAAAATATGGAAAACATTTAATCCTGGCATCGATTATCAATCAATGAACAATGAAATTACAGAGTATTTAAATGGACTGAATAATATCAAAAAGATTGAGAGTGATGAGGCAGGAACTTATAGGATTACATTGGATGATGAAATCTGGTATGCAGCAGAAGAGAAGGATAAGGCAGGTTACTGCTTGGCTGTTAACACAACAATAACGGCAATATGTCAAAAATATAAAGCACTAAAGGATACACAAAAAGCATATATTTATTATTACGATGAGTCGGGTGTGTTAATTGCAGAACCATCTGAGAAATTATACTCGTTAGAAAGTAAAATATTATATTAGAGCTATAGCACTAGGGGCTGCCTCAATTCCCTTGGTGCTTTTTGTTTGCAAGATATGGCGGGGATAGCTAATGGCTAAAGAGTTTGCGAGAGAGTTTTATGATTCGGGGCAGTGGCGGAAATGCCGGAAAGCCTTTATCTCAGAACGGATATCCATTGATGGGGGATTGTGTCAACTATGTCATGAACGCTTAGGGTATATGGTACATCATACAATCATGCTTACGCCTGATAACATTTCCAATCCGGATATTTCCCTTAATCATGACCTGTTGAAATATGTCTGCAAGGCATGCCACGATAGAGAGGAAGGCCATTTCCTTTATAGGAAAAAGAAGAGACAAGGGCGTTGCATATTTGATGATAAGGGGAATCCAATTGAAATTGTCAGATGATTATGAACTGAAAAAAAATTGATACTCCCCCCTTCAGATGTTTTCAAAAGTAAAAGGATTACACCGAGTCCCCACATTAATTTTTACGGATGAAAATCAACAGTACCCCCACCCCAATGGAAGGAAGTGAGACATAATGGAAAAGGATAGGCGGATAAAGAAGGAAGAAAGCAGACTTAAAAAAATATTCGCGAATGTAGATGAACATAAAAAGAGAACGGTTGAAGGGTTGATAAAACGAGCTGCATTTATGAGGGCGACATTGGAGGACTTCGAGGCTGACCTGGATGAGAATGGATTTACGGAAATGTTCCAGCAAGGGGAAAAACAGGCACCGTACGATAGAAAACGGCCAGTAGCAGACCTGTACAACACAATGAATACAGCATATCAAAAAATCATAAAACAGCTTACTGACCTTCTTCCAGACGGCGGCCAAAAGACAGATGAATTACTAGACTTCCTGGGTGGTGGTAGGAGTGACTGAATTTGAGCAGTATTTTTCCGAAATAGGCGACGGAAGGATAATTGCCTGCGAAAAAATGAAACGGATTGCAGACACGCTGATGGAAAAATACCTAAATCCAGGTGAGTTCCATTTCGATGCGGAGATTGCCAACCGCCACATTGAATTCATTGAACGATTCTGTAAGTTACCTACTGGAAAATTAGGGCGGCCCCTCCGATTGGAACTTTTCCAGAAAGCACGGTTACAGTCTATTTTTGGATTTGTTGATGATAATAATTTAAGACAATATAATGAGGTGTTAATTATTGAGGGGAGAAAAAACGGTAAAACAACAGAGACTGCCGCCATAGAACTAGACATGCTGATGAACGACAAAGAGGGCGCACCGCAGATATATAATGTTGCAACAATGTTAGACCAGGCCAGGCTCGGATTCAATGCGGCAAATAAAATGAGGATGCAGTCACCTTTATTGAAAAAACATATCCGGAAGAGGGCTGCAGATTTATACTGCACTTTGAACATGGGATTTATAAAGGCCCTTGCCAGTAATACTAACAGCTTGGACGGACTCGACACCCACTGTGGAGTAATTGATGAGCTGGCGGCTATCAAAAACAGGGATATTTATGATTTGGTTAAACAATCAATGGGAGCGCGCGAACAGCCGCTCCTTTTCTGCATCACTACGAACGGATTTGTTAGGGAGGGCATATTCGATAGCCAGTATCAATATGCTTCAAATGTAATTCTGAATCCAGACATGAATGACCGCTTTCTCCCATTTATTTACGAACTTGATAAGATTGAGGAGTGGGACAAAGAAGAGTGTTGGATAAAAGCAAATCCAGGGCTTGGGACAATCAAGTCCATGGATTATCTTAGGCAGATGGTCCGGAAGGCAAAGGATGATGAATCGTTTAAACCAACCGTGCTGGTAAAAGATTTCAACCTTAAACAGACTTCAGAGGCGGCATGGTTACGATTTGAGGACTTTGAGAACACAGCGACCTTTACGGGTCCGTTCCGATATGGGATTGGTGGTATGGATGCTGCTGATTCAGTGGACCTGGCGGCCGCGAAGGTGCTGTGCATGAGGCGTGATGACCCGAATATCTATGTGAGGCAGATGTACTGGATGCCACAGGCGGTCCTTGACAGGCAGGAAGAAACGGGAAACAGAAGAGAGCGGGATAATGTACCGTATCAACTCTGGAAGGATAAGGGGTTACTTAGGACTGTCCCAGGAAACAAGGTTGACAAAAAGGTTATGCTGGATTGGTTCTGTGAATTGCGGGACCAGGAGGACATATACATCCTATACATTGGTTATGACCCGTGGCATATAGATGATTCACTCCTGCGCGAGTTCCAGTCTGAATTTGGTGAGAAGGCTATGATACCGGTACGGCAGGGAGTAATAACATTGAGTCAGCCAATGAAAGACCTGAAGGCAGACCTGCAGGCAAAACTGATTGTATATAATGACCATCCGATTGACAAATGGTGTTTCTTTAATACGGTGGTCAAGACAGATGTAAATGGGAACATCCAGCCGGTAAAGGGGATGGATACCAGGAACAGGATTGATGGGACATTGGCCCTGATAGATGGATATAAGGTCCTTCAAGACAAGATGGGAGAATTGCAAAGCTTGATTTAAAGATTAGGGAAAGGAGGATGATAGTTTGGGGATAAAGAATTATGTGGCAAGGAAATTATTGAATGCAACGGCAGGAACTGCCTTTAAGATGATAACCGAGACCGGAAATGGATTCACTGCATGGAATGGGGATGTGTATGACAGCGATGTCGTCAGGGCCTGCATCCGCCCTTTCTCAAAAGCGGTTGGGAAACTTCAAGCGAAACATGTCAGAAGATATAATGGGAAAGTTGATGTCAACCCTGAACCGTATGTGCGATTTTTGTTAGAGGAACCAAACCCCTACATGGGCGGACATACGATGTTAGAGAAGGTGGCAACGCAATTCGCACTTAATAATAATGCGTTTGTCCTAGTTGTCAGGGATGAGAATGGGCTGCCGGTGCAGCAGTATCCGATACCAGCAGTTATGGTGGAAACAAAGTATGTAGGACTGGAGCTATATTTAAAATTTACTTTCCTAAACGGAAAAACACTAAATGTTCCATATACAGAAGTCATCCATATCCGGAATGATTTTAAGGACAATGATATATTTGGAGAATCGCCATATAAAGCTCTTGCACCGTTAATGGAAGTGGTAAATACAACGGACCAGGGAATTGTAAAGGCAATTAGAAACAGCGGTGTCATCCGCTGGTTGCTTAAATATACAACACCAATGCGCCCGGAGGATATGAAAAAAAATGTTCAGGAGTTTGTTGACAATTATTTGAGCGTTTCAAGTCCTACATTTGGTGCAGCCGGCGTAGACGCGAAAGCGGATGCCATCCGAATTGAGCCAAAGGATTATGTACCAAATGCCATGCAACAGACAAATACAAGGGAAAGGATTTATGCTTTCTTTAATACAAATGAAAAAATTGTGCATTCAAGTTATAACGAAGATGAATGGAATAGCTATTTTGAGGCGGTCATTGAACCAGTAGCGATACAGTTAGGGGAAGAATATTCCAGGAAACTGTTTACTCGGCGTGAACGTGGTTTTGGGAATGGGATTTATTTTGATGCGTCCAACCTTCAATGCGCAAGCCTTTCAACGAAGCTCGCACTGCAAGCAATGGTGGACCGCGGGGCCTTGACTCCAAATGAGTGGAGGGAAACCTTCAATCTTTCGCCTGTTGCAGATGGGGATAAGCCGCTCAGAAGGCTTGACACACAGACTGTGAATCAGGTCAAACGACTTATGGGGGACATGAATCTGGAGAACATCAATGAGACCAGGAGGGCAATCATGAAACTATTTGAAGGAGGTGAGGAAGATGGCGGTAAGGGTTGACGTGAAGGGACAGATTGTGGAATCCGGAAATGACTGGGTTTATGATTGGCTTGGAATCGAGAACACATCACCCAAGCGAATACTGAAGGCATTGCAGGAAGCAGGAGGGGAAGATATTGAAATCTATATCAATTCCCCAGGCGGCAGTGTTACGGCAGGCTCTGAAATATATACGGAGCTGCGGAACTATCCTGGAAAGAAACTGATTAAGATTACAGGTATTGCGGCAAGTGCCGCATCAGTCATTGCGCAGGCTGGCGAGAGCGAAATCAGTCCTACGGGAATGTTCATGATTCATAATGTGCAAACGTCAGCGTCTGGAGATTACCGGGACATGGACAATACAGGAAACGCATTGCGGGCGGCCAATCAGTCAATTATGAACGCCTATACGGACAAGACAGGGATGGATACAGGGACATTGCAGGACCTAATGGATAGGGAGACTTATTTATCAGCCCAGCAGGCTGTGGAATATGGTTTTGTGGACAAAATCATGTTTTCTAAAGATGATGCAATCCCGATGAAGAATGGTTTTTCTGGAATCCCAGATGAAACCATAGAAAAAATAAGAAATATGATTAAAAATCCGGGTCCAGATGCTCCGGATTTTTTTAGGCAGAAAGAGCAGACAGCCATGAGGCTGCGAATTTTAAATCTGAAAGGAGAACTTATCAATGACTAGGAATGAGTACGAAACAAAGAGGAAGGCCCTCATCAATGAGGCGGAAGTATTGATTAACGAGGGGAAACTGGAGGATGCAAACGGAAAGATGGATGCTGTCACAAAGCTGGACCAGGATTTTGAGGCAGCCGCCAAGGCATCAGCCAACTTAAGGGCATTGGCGCAGCCGCCGGTACCGCTGGCTGGTGTAGGGGAAGGAGCGGCCTTCAATCCTGGAAACCAGGTTGAGACAGAAGATATGCATGATTCCATTGAGTACAGAAAGGCGTTCATGAACTATGTACTGAATGGAACCGCCATCCCTGCTAAGTTTGTGAACGCGGCGACTACCACAAAGACAACGGATGTCGGGTCGGTCATTTCCCCTACAGTCCTTAACCGGATTGTGGAAAAGATGGAGACAACCGGCATGATTCTCCCGCTTGTGACAAAGACGGCCTTCGCGGCTGGGGTCACGGTCCCTACATCCAGCGTGAAGCCTGAAGCAACCTGGGTGGCCGAGGGCGCAGGCAGTGATACGCAGAAAAAAACAACCGGGCAGATTGACATCAAGGGATACAAATTGAGATGTGCCATCTCCATGACACTGGAAACTTCGGTTATGTCCTTGCAGGTATTTGAAACCGTATTTGTGAACAGTGTATCAGAAGCAATGGTAAAGGCGCAGGAAAAGTCATTCATTACTGGAAGCGGAAGCGGGCAGCCCAAAGGAGTTTTGTCGGAAACGGTAGCCGACGGGCAGAACATTGACCTCGCGGCCAGTGCAGACCCAACCTATCAGACACTTGTGGATGCAGAAGCGCTCCTCCCACTTGCTTATGAGAACGGAGCTGTCTGGAACATGACAAAAAAGACGTTCATGAAATTCATTGGGATGGTGGATGCAAACAAGCAGCCCATTGCCCGTGTGAGCTACGGGATTGACGGGAAACCGGAAAGGACACTGCTGGGGCGCCGGGTGGTGCTTAATGATTACATGACAAGCCTTGGGGCCACGATTACGAAAGATACTGTCGTGGCATTCTTATTTGATTGGTCTGATTACATGTTCAACACAAACTATAACATGGTAGTCAAGAGTTATGAGGATAATGATACGGAGGACCAGGTAACTAAGGCTGTCATGATTTGTGATGGTAAGGTGATTGACAAAAATTCACTTGTCACCATTACGAAAAAGAATGCTTAACCTAAGGGGGGATAATGATGGCTAACCTGAAATTAGAGGTACTGCCAGAAGAACTAAGGACCATGCTCCGAATCCGACATGACAAGCTGGATTCGGAGCTTGTGCAATTGAAGGATGCATACCTGTCTGACCTTGCAATGTGCGGAGTGCAGACATTACCCAGTGACGTATCCTTAGTAAAGGCGTGCCTGCGATTATATCTCAGATGGCAGGAAAATTACAATGGCGAAGCAGAGAGATATAAAGGCGCCTATGAAGGTATGAAGATTGCGATGTCCCTGGCTGAGGAATATAAGGAGTAAAATGAGGAATGAAATTTGTACACTGATTGGGATGAAAGCAGATAAGAGTACAATAGGCCGAATCACGGAGGATATTTACTGCGAAAAGAAATCTTCTACAAGAGCAGAATTCTATGGAGCCTATGCGGTAGGGCTGAGGCCAAAGTTTGTGCTGGAGATTGACCCGTATGACTGGGAGATGGTGGCTGAGCAGTTGGAGAAGGGAGGTGTACCTACCATGGTGTCATATGGAGGGGTTGAGTATACCATCCTTCGCAGCTATCAAACAAATGAGAGTGCAATGGAACTGACTGTGGGGTAGTGATGATATGAAGGTACAGGTTGATTATGAGGATGTGCTGGTATCCATCAATGAAATGATTAGTAGGATGCCAAAACAATTACAGGAGAACGAAAAAATTGTACTGCGAAAGATAGGCTCCATAGTCCGTGGAAAGGTGGTGCAGTTTCTGCACAATTCTGATGTCGAGCTGCGGGCAAAACAGATTATGCCATCAAATTATGATGGTAGCCGGCCATATATTCACATGAAGGATGATGTTAAGTTTACTGTGAAGAAGGACAAACAGGGTAACCTTTATGTCAGTGTAAAGGGAGGGAAGTATACGGGATATAAATGGGCTGCAGTAGATACAGGACATATTTCCAGGGATGGTTCTACCTTCGTTCCCGGTCTTAATTTTGTCAGCAGGGCTATGAATGCATCAGAAGGGGAAGTCGAAAAAATGATTGATGACCTGATTCGGAAGGTGGTGGATGGATGAATCTTGAACAGATGTTGGAAACAGGATTAAAAATACCAGGAATCAAGTCTTTTTTTCCTATTATTCCGCCATGTTTTACCTGGTATCTAGTTTCTGCCGGCGCGGGCCTGCTGGGGAATGGCGAGGAAACAGAGCGTGCAGAACAATATCAGGTTGACATCTGGTGTGCGCTTAGAGACGAAGCGGTGAGGTTGACAGAGCAGGCAAAAAAGGTGATTATGTCGGAACGGTGTAATATGGTACCGACGGTATCATATGGTTATGATACAAACGGAAAACTTTGGAGAGGAACAATAATTTTCTATCATGTTAAGGAGGATAGCTAAATGGCTATAAATAAATCACAGAAGGCAAACCGGATAAATATTGTGGACCCAGTGTATGCCTGCCTTCTGACTGATACGGCAGAAGGGACCACGTATGGGGATGTAAGAAGCCTTGGGGCAGCGATGCAAGCCCAGGTCACCCCATCTTTGTCATCAGGGACTCTATATGGCAATGGCGTGCAGCAGGAAAACATTGCGAAACTGAATGGAATTGCATTGGTATTGGATGTCAATAAGATACCAGTGGAGGAGCGTGCTGTAGTGCTGGGAAATACATACAAAGATGGGGTTATCCATGAAAAAGCGGGAGATGAGGCTCCATATATTGCCGTAGGGTATAAAGTGGAACAGACAAATGGAAAAGAAGAGCTAATCTGGTTGCTGAAGGGGAGAGCCCAGCCAATCAACAGTAATGTCCAGCAATCAACAGAAAATCTGAATTTTTCAACCGATTCCATTACGATTAATTTTATTCCAAGGGACTCGGATAAGGAGCTGCGCTTCTTCGCGGACTCTGCAAATGCGGATTTAACAAAAGAACAGATTGACTCCTGGTTCCAGACCGGCCCGTCAAAAGCACCAGTCCCAACAGCGTGAGGTGATTTGAATGAAAAAAACAATCTGTGTGCAGGAAGCAAATGAAGTAGATATTGTGTTCCACGACCGAACTTATACGGCCACTTTCAATATGCGGGCGGTTTTATATCTGCAGGAAGAACTTTCAAAGACCGGGATTGAGGAACTGCCATATGAGCATTTTGCAGCGATTGCATTGTATGCAGGTATCCGGGTAAATCATCAGGATTTTACTGTGGAGGAGGCCAATGCACTTGCATTGACAATGAGGCCTCATGATTTGCAGGAAATCCTTGAAGAATATGCAAAGTCGGCAAATGGGGTAGACTTACGGGAACAGGATGAGCAGACAAAAAAAATGATAGCTCAGATATTGAAGGGCGCGGTTGGAATACAGAAGAGTTAATATTTGATTTTGATATGCTATATTACATTTACTGTGTGAAAATGAGAATGTCTGAGCAAAACTTCTGGAACAGCCCGTTAAAAAAGATTGTTAAATTAATTGACATGTACCAGGATGAAATGTGCGTGAGGGAAAGTGAGGTAAATGGTGAAAGCTACAGTCCGAAGTATTTTGCCTCAGAACCGGAGATAATTCATTCAATGCGCGAAGTGGAGGGATTTGCATAATGGCTAATAACTACAAAAAGACTATTACGCTTGGTCTCGACTATTCGGAATTTTCCGGAGGAATATCAGAGTGTAATCGAAAGATGGGACTGCTTGACGCTGAAATGAAACTGGCCCAGGAACAGGCTAAGGAATACGGCGATGAAACTGACCAATTGAAAATAAAACAGGAAGCCCTAGCGCAAAAGATTATACTACAAAAGAAAGTAGTAGAAGAGCAAGCAAAAGCCTACGATATGGCCATGTCAAGCCAAAAAAAAAGCGAAAAGCAGGTTGACGCACTTGACAAAACACTCCTTCAGAGTAGAACAACATTACAGAAATTAGAAAATGAATATAAAGACAACACAAAGCGATTGGATGAGTTTGCCAAGAAAAGTAAGGAAGGCAACGAGGCGCAACGTTCATTTGGAGACACAATCCGTGATGTAGCAAGTATGATTGGTATTGAGGCCAGTCCGGCCGTTGAGACTCTGGCAGGGAAATTTGATGCGATAGACGAGAACGTTGGAAAAGCTATTCTTACCGTAGGTACATTGGTAACTACTCTGGGTGGGCTGACAATAAAAACAGCTGAACATGCGAAGGAAATTCAGACCGTATCGCAAACCATGGGTATGACAACAAATGAATACCAGGCGTGGGATTATGTTTTAAAATCAGTGGGGTATGATGCAGAAAGCGCATCGGGAGACTTGGCGGCTTTGGCGGAAAAGGCAAAGGATGCAGCAGAGGGAGGAAATGACAGCGCAAAGACCTTCCGGCTCCTTGGAATATCTGTCAAGGATACCAACGGGAATTTGAAAAGTCAGGGACAGTTGTTTACAGATGTGATAAAATCGCTTAGAAATATGGAGGATGTTACAACGCGGAATGCTATCGCAAGTGACCTTCTATCAACCACTGGAGAAAAGATAGTTCCTGTACTTAACATGACAAATGAAGAGTTAAAGAATCTTATGAGCTCCGCATATGAGACTGGTTATGTAATGAGCGGAGAAATGTTAAATGGATTCAATCAATTAAATAAATCAATGGACCGATTTGGAGAAGTTACGCAAGCTCTATCTGGAAAATTTGCAGAGATTCTTCTTCCAGCATTGACAGCATTGTTTGACGCCTTATCCGTCATACCAACGCCAGTATTACAACTTATTATAACGTTGGCCGGAGTTGTGACAACAGCAGTTACTGTAATGAAGGCCGTGGATTCAACGGTAGGTGCATTTAATAATTTTATGGGTGTTTTGGGAATAACAGATGCAAAAACAATAAAGACAACAGCAATTATTTTGGGAGTAGTAGCCGCTCTTATTGCGCTGGCCGCAGTGATTGCGGTCATCATCGGAAAGGGTGATGACCTGAATAGAACTATGGATACTGTATCATCCAGCGTCGGAAAAATCGGTACGTCTACTCAGAATATCTCAAGGCCAAAGTACAACGCCCGGGGAACAGATTATTTCGAAGGTGGAGAAACATGGGTGGGAGAAGCTGGTCCAGAATTGGTCCAGCTTCCTCGCGGAAGTAGAATCATGAGTAGCAGTCAATCAAAATCTGTTGCTGGAGATACCTATATCATTAATGTTAATGCGGACATAGAAAAAATATCAAGCGTACAAAAACTTGTTGAAATGGCAAAAAATGAAAGACTGGCACTCAGAGTAGGAAAGGTGAAAGTGTAAAATGGCAATGACAAAGGTAACATGCTTTAACGATAAAAACTATAGGAATAATAACATTCTTGCACTTAATGATTCAAGGATGTTGATTGGAGCGGATTATGGCGGGGAAAATTATCGAGAGTATTTCGGCCTCATGCAATTTGCCATGCCTGCCCTGTACGACCAGAATATCACATCCGCAAAATTATATCTCTATGTTACCGAATCAAAAACTAGGGTAACTTTTGAAACCCAATTTTATAATATAAAAGAGATAGTCAATATCAACACGTACGACTCCTTCGAGAATATGTATGGGGATAAGTATGTAATGAGCGGGAATGATGAAAAGGTATTTGATGTCAGTAGCACAATTTACAATTCATGGGTTTCTTTAGATGTAACAAATCTGGTCGTGGGTAATAACGCCAACCCAACCTTTTCTATCGTGTTGGTCGATAACAACCACGACCAATGGGCTTCTGGAGCAGGAGGAACACAGATACCCTATGTGTGTCGTGTAGCAACAATAGAAGGAGGATATGCTCCCTATATTGAGATAACGCATGAAGATGCAAAGCCTTTTAAGCCATCAATCATGTATCCGGACGGCGATATACTTCCAAATTCCGGGAATGTAACATTCAGATGGAAATATAATGCGGGCTTTTCGGCAGGTCAGGCAAAATACGATTTTGGATGGAAGATGCAATCAGAAAGCCAGTGGAATGATGTTATGGTGGTTACCTCGAACCAGCAACATACCATGGATGCGTCTGCCTTTAGGAACGGAATTGCTGAATGGAGGGTGCGAACCTATAATGGTATTGGCATGGTGTCCGAATACGCTACGGGTCAATTTTATGTAGTGGGAAAACCGGGGAATCCTATTATAACAGGCGTAAAAAATGATGCGCTGACAGAAATAACATGGTCGGCAGAACGGTCTGAAGAATCAAGCGCGCGTGTTAAAATCATGCAGTATGGAAAGGAAATTTATGATAGTGGAGTTATATCGGGCGGAATAGAGGACGCTCATAAACCTAATATCATACTTCAAAACGGTGTATACGCTGCCATATTATCAATTGCGAATATTTATGATTTATGGTCCGACCAGGTATCAAAATCCTTTACAATAAATTGTCAAAGGCCGGATACGCCAGAGCTTACCGTGCAAAGTTATGATGATTTTGTCAGGTTGGAATTCAGTGGAAACATTAATTCATTCTATATTTATCGCGCGGAAGGAGAAAAAGAGTTCCTTCCAATCGCATATGTTAATCTTCCATTCAGTAATAAAGGATATAGTTATGAGGATTATGGAGTTAAAAGCGACCGTATGTACCGTTATTATGTCAGGGCTTACTATGATGGAGGTATTTCGGATAGTAAAATTCGGGAGGTGTTTGTAAAATACGATGGGTATTACATTTCAGAGATAAACCATATGGAGAAACGTGTGAAACTCATGCTATCCAATGATACAGAATACATACCTGTAAATATGTCAAAAGAGAATTCAAATGCACTGGTTAATTATTTAGGCAGACGTTATCCCATAAAGGAGGCAGGAACCTTCTCTAAGAGAACTTTATCCATTACGGCCTTCATATATGGTGGACAGGAAGAAGTGTTGGAAGAAATCATGGATGCGAATGGAGTATATTGTTTCAGAGGGAGGAATATAGTGGCGTATGTTGATATAACGTCCTACAATGCCTCAAACGCATTTTTTGACAAAGGGTATATCATAAATTTATCTATGGAACAGCTGGAGCATGGGGAGGGGATTTCGTATGTATGATATGTCATATGCAGGGTTCACGAATGAACAGGTCATGAAAATGCTTGAAGGAAACAGAACGATAGACTTTGAATACGAACTTATGAACAATGAAGAAAAAGTGATAACAACATTAGACAATGTTGAATGCAGCATATCATTTAATAGCGAAGCAGAAATTATGGGGACAGCTTCAATACGATTTCGTGAGACAGAAATTAGAAGCTATTATACAGACTTAAGAATCAGGCCATGGTTTAAAATTCTGGCTCCTGATAGGACCTGGATCCGTCACCCGCTTGGAATATACATCATTACAACCCCAACAAGACAGGATGGTGGGGGGAAAGTATACATTGATGCAGACTGTTATGATAAGTCAATCATATTACAAGAGGACAAGCTGACAGACCGGCTGCTTATAAAAGCAGAATCGCTTTATGTAAACGAGGTGCGAAATGTACTTATGTCGGCCGGTATCAATAAGACAAACATTGATGGCTCTGAACTTAGGACATCCGTAGACCTTGAATATGAGATAGGGACAAGCAAACTGGATGTTATCAATTCTCTTTTGCAGGCCATCAATTACACACCAATCCATTTTGATAGGATGGGAAACGCTGTAGCTAAAAAGTATATTGAGCCGGACGAACGTGCGGCAGAATACGGATACATGACGGATGATAACAGTCTTATTCTTTCCGGGGCAAACCAGTCCAATGACTTGTATAATGTCCCAAACATAGTAATCCGCTATGTAGAAAATCCGGATGTGGAGAACACATCGCTTAGGTCAGAATATGTAAATAATGATGCAAGCAGCCCGTTGAGCATTCAGCGCAGAGGCCGGAAAATCGTGAATGTGGAGTCGGTGGATGATATTGCGGACCAGGGCACACTGGATGCATTTACCCGGAGAGTGGCAATTGAAATGTCGCAAGTGAATGATAATGTGGTGCTTCCAACGGCATTGATGCCACACCACGAATACAGGAACTGCATTTATTTAAGAAATGACAATCTGGGAATAACGAGTAAATATATAGAGTATGCCTGGTCAATGAAACTTGAAATCGGTGAAAAGATGAACCATACATTAAAGAAGGTGATGCGAATATGATTTACGAATCAGCACAAGACAGATATCAGGACTATGAAAAAAACAAAAAGGAGATATCGCCATTTAGGATGGGAGAAATTGCTCCGTATGTGGATGAGAATCTCAATTATCTGGTTATTTTTGCAGGAGAAGATAGGGCGAGTTATAAGCAGTATAAATGTTTGTCAACCTATAAGCCTCGGTATGGTGACCACATCCTTTTGGCGAGAGTTGGCGGGACCTATGTTATTCTGGGGAAGGTTGGTGATATGTAAATGGTCATACACGACATTATACTCAATGTTAAACAGACATCAGTCCTAAAAACTGGAATCGCAATGAGTCAGGGAGATTATGGACAAGATAAGTTGACCATCCACGTGAAAAATGATGACGCAGACGTTTCCGAAGCACAATCCGGTTTGATTTCCTTTGTTACTTCACGGGGATACATAATCCAGGGAGAATTGGAAAAAGAGGTCAGTTCAGGAACTTACGTATATGTCTTAAAAGGAAATGAATTGCAGGATGCAGGAGATGTATATGCGGTTGTTACTTTGATGTATGCTGACGGACGTAAGTCAAGCTGTGGTTTTTCATTTTTCTGTAGACAAAACCCTTTGTTTGAAAATAATATTCCAGCCGGCATTTACATAGCTGAATTTGACCGGATAAAAAACGAAGGTGAGGAAATTGTTGCACATATCCAAGAGCTACTGGACAGTGGGCAGCTCAAGGGAGAGCAAGGGGAGCGGGGTCAAAAGGGGGATAAAGGGGAACAGGGAATACAAGGTCCCCCTGGCCCCGCTGGTTCTCAGGGAATACAAGGTCCGGTTGGCCCCAAAGGTGATAGAGGGGATAGCGGCGTAACGGTTCCGGCCAATGGTTTTTTTACATTTGCCGGAGATGCGGACGGAAATTTATGGTGTTATTACAGTGGTACTGTAGCACCAATATTTGATGTAACCGATAATGGTGATATATATATGATTTTAGGAGGATGATATAATGCCAGATGCAGTTAGAGCATTTGTGGGTAATTTTAAAGGACCGAAAGGAGAGCAAGGTCCACAAGGCATACAGGGGCCTGCTGGACCACAAGGCATACAGGGGCCTGCTGGCCCAAGTAATGCAGATGGAATAGATACAGTAGATACGTTAGGGGTACTCGTGTCGGCGGGCGAGAGTACAGATTTACAAAGACTTATTGACGCTATTGCGGACAAGGTTATGACCAAGTTATTGGCAAAGACGGATATTGTGCAGGTGGAGTCAACGGCGACAAATAAGGTCCCATCCAGCGCTTACTTAAAGCAAATCAAAGATGATATAAATAGCAATTTAGAATGGAAATTAAATGGTACATACAAGGCCACAGATACTTGCCCGTTACCCGAAAAATATAATGAGTTGATGATTAAGATTTACCGTACTTCGGATTACGCATATACATGTGGTGTCAATATATTAAAAGCAGAGATTGGCAAAAACACTGGTAATTGGATGACTGGTTGTGGTCGTGACGCATCTGGTTGGGATGTAAAAATAGTTATAGCCATCACCAGTACAATTGCGATAAATTCTGTTTTTATAAACGCAGCAGATAATAAATCAAATTTCAGCTTTGTCGTTTATTATCGCTAAATTGCTATTTTGAGTACAAACGAAACCCGTAAATCAGGTCCCTAAAGGGGGCTTATTTTATTGCCCGGCGTCCGGCATGTCCGGCCAGGCGGAAAGGAAAAATGTATGAATGAAAAGATTGTATTGAAAAACGGGAAGGAGTACCCGCTGGTCATCGGCGGCACATCCTCCACGCCCAGCACTCTACGGCTTATCTTCCAGACTACGGAGCCGCTGGAGGACATCGTGGCCGTGTTTACGGATACGGCAGCCACGGAGCAGATTAAGACCGTCAATGAGGACGGCAGCACATTGCTGATATACAATGGCTACACGGTGCTGGATAATCCCAAGTCTATTGATGACCACTATCTTATCACCCCAGAGCAGTACGGGGAGGACGGCGCCGTCATAGCTGAGGCCGTATATGGCCGTGTGGCGCTCCTGACGCTATCACAGCCGGGAGTGGGCGCGCAGGTGGAAAAGAATACTGCTGACATTGATTACGTGGCTATCATGGCCGGTATTGATTTATAGGAGGTGAGACCATGGATGTGAAAGGACTGGCGATAAAGTATTACCCAAGATTATGGGACATTGACCGGCTTAAGGCCCTGGTGGCTGCCGGAAAACTGTCCGAGGCGGACTACAAGGAGATTACCGGAGAGAACTACACAAAATAAAGAAGGGTGAGGTATATGAAAATGGATAAGGTGAAAGCAGCGTTTGTTGCAGCATTTAGCATGATTTTTGGATGGCTGGGAATTCTGGCAGTTCCTGTGCTTATATTGGCTGGATTGAATTTTACAGACTACATAACCGGCATCCTGGCATCAAAACGGCGCAATGAGCTGGTGACCAGTGACAAGGGACTGTGGGGTATCGTCAAGAAGATAGGTATGTGGATATTGGTGGGATTAGGATGGGCTATGGATGTGCTGATTAATTACGCCAGCCAGTATGTAGGACTGTCTATTAAACTGCCCTTCGTGGTTGCTACCATCGTGGCCGTGTGGCTAATATGTAATGAGATTATTTCTATCCTGGAGAATCTGCTGGATATCGGCGTGGCCATGCCGCCATTTTTAATGCCGCTGGCCAAGATGATTAAGGGCCAGGTGGAGGATAAGACAAAAATGGATGCCTGAGAGGAGGTGGTCCGCATATCTCCCGCCGCGGGGTTAAGCGGGAATTGCGATATCGCAATTTGTGACGTCACAATTTTTCACGGCCCGGGGACATCCCTGGGCCTTATTTTGATTGGAGGTAATTATGAGTAAGACAGCATTAGGATTAATTCAGCATTGCAAGGATAAGCTTGGGACGCCCTACGTCTACGGCGCCAAGGGCGAGGTCCTCACCCAGGCCATTCTGGACCGGCTGGCCCGGGAGAACTCAGGTACATACACATCCACCTACAAGGCTAAGGCGGCCAGGTACATAGGCCAGCGCTGCACGGACTGTTCCGGCCTCATCAGCTGGTACACCGGG